ATCGACGTCGAGCAGATCTGCCGACACCTCGCCGACCGCATCGAAGCCAACGGCTCCAAACGCCCCACGATCACCAAAGCGTGGCGCGACGCCGCCCGACGACTCATCGACCGCGACGGCCGCACCGTCGACCAGATCACCCGCTGCATCGACTGGTGCCAAGACGACCCGTTCTGGCGCTCCAACATCCTCTCAATGCCCAAACTCCGCGAAAAGTACGACCAACTCCGCCTCACCGCCCAACGCAGCCAAGCCACCCGACCATCCACAACCGACCAGCGGGTCAACGCCGCACTCGAACTCGCCGCCCGCTACGCCGCAGAGGAGGCGTCATGACCAAAACCGAAACGGCGCTCATCCTCGCCGCCGCCGCAGCCCGCGACCTACGCACCGTCGGAGACACCGACGTCCTCGCCTGGCACGAAGACCTCGACGACATCACCTACCCCGAGGCCCGCGAAGCCCTCCGACGCCACTACCGCGACAGCACCGACCGGATCATGCCAGCCCACATCCGCCACCACACCCGCACCATCCGCGACGAACACCGCCGCCAAGTCGCCCACCAGGTCCGCGCCCTGCCATCCCGATACGAGGACGACACCACCCGCGACGCACGAGCCACCCGCGGCGCCGAACTGTGCCGACAGGCCATCGCCGCCGCGACCACACCAGCCGACAACGAGCCACCCGCGCCGCTGACGCCATCCGACGAGATCCGCCAGCGCGCACTGGACCGAGCACGCGCCGAGCGCAAGACCACCGGCCAGGTACCGGGGATGTCGTCCGCCGGCGACGTCCTGAACCAGATCATCCGCCGCAGATCCGCATGACCCCCGCTGACTGAGGAGCCCACCGTGCGACCGCCCATCGGCTACTACGGCAGCAAGGCCAGCATCGCCGACCAGATCGTGCGACACCTGCCCGAGCACGAGCACTACGTGGAGCCCTTCGCCGGCTCTCTCGCCGTCCTGTTCGCCAAGCCAGCATCAAAGCTGGAAACCGTCAACGATCTTGACGAGGAGTTGATCACTTTCTGGCGTGTCCTTCGCGACCGGCCCGACGACCTCGCCCGCGCTGCCGCCCTCACCCCCCACGCCCGCGCCGAACTGACCGGCGCCCACGAACCCGCCACCGACGAGCTAGAGATCGCCCGCCGCGTCTGGGTCCGACTCACCCAGGGCCGTACCGGCACCCTGCGCCGCACCGGATGGCGCCACTACATCGACCCGGGCGGCACCAGCATGTCCATGCCCGCCTACCTCGACGCCTACCGCCGCCGCATCCCACCAGCAGCCACCCGCCTCGCCCGCGTGTCCCTCGAGGCCCGCCCCGCCCTAGAGGTCATCACCGCCTACGGGCAGCACCCAGACACGCTGCTCTACGTCGACCCGCCCTACCCCCGACACACCCGCGCCGGCACCAACTACCGGCACGAAATGCCCGACGACACCGCCCACCGCGAGCTAGCCGACGCACTCCACCAGACCCGCGCCGCAGTCGTCCTATCCGGATACCCCAGCGAGCTCTACGACGACCTGTACGCCGGATGGGACCGCGTCGACATCACCACCAGCACCGGCCAGGGCGGCACCTGGGCGGCCCGCACCGAGGTCATCTGGTCCAACCGCGCGCTCAGCGATCAGCCGTCTCTGCTCGACGCCCTCGCCCCCGCCACCGCCTGAGGAAGCCCGCCGCCATGCCTGAGATCCGCACCGTCCACACCGCCCGTACCGCCCACGACTGCCAGACCCTCTACTGCGCGACCACCATCCGGCCCGGCGACCGGTACCTCGCCGTCACCCTGCCCCCCGGTGACGCACTCATCGGCAACGAGCACTGGGAGCGGATGAGGATCTGCCAGCCGTGCGCCACCCGCCGGGGCCAAACCCTGGCCGAGCAGGCCAGACCGCGCCGGCTCGGCCGAGGCCAGATCGCCGCCACCACCTGAGGAGGAGCCCACCATGACCACACCCGCCCACCGCCTACCCATCCACCGCGAGTGCCGCCACGACCACCACACCACCGCCACCGCCCCCGACGACTGCCAACAGGCACTCGATCAGCTCACCGACGTGTGGGCCGCCCTCAACCGCGCCGGCTGCCACAACCCCCTCGCCACCGCCGCCGAGCTCGTCGACCAGCTCGCCGCCGACCGGGCATGGTTCCGCTCCGCCCTCGGCGAAGCCCAAGAGCTGATCGACCAGCTCGCCGCGCAGCGGCACCGCGCACGCGCCACCCTCACCACCGCACGCGACCTGATCGCCACCCTCGACGACATCGTGTCGCAGCTCGACGAGGTACAGGCGCGGTACGCCACCCGCCCCGGTTCCCCGGCCGGCAGCGCGCAGGACGACGTGGGGACCTTGATCCGCTACTGCGTCTACCCGGGATGCCACCGGAGCTATCGCGCGGATGTCGGCCCGTCGGATCGGGGCTGGATGCGTCTGCGTGGCCTCACGGTGCTCTGCCCGGACCACAGCACCGCCGCCGGCAGCGCGCAGGACACCGCGCCACCCGCTGAGAGCCACGCACAGGCCCGTGTAGGCCCCGACCGGGACCGTGACACCACGTACCCACCGGCCGAGATGCAGGCGTTTCTCGACTACTCCACGGCGGAGTTCGCCGCCGCGCGCACCGCCGACGAGCGCTGGGCAGCCATTCGCGACCTCCTGGAGGGCTGGCATGACCGCTGGGATGCCTACTACGCCACCGCCGTCACCGACGAGTACGACGGCATCGCGCGCCACCTGGTCGCCCTCATCAACGCCGCTGAAGCTCGCGCGGAGGGCTGACCTGTGTCCTGCGACGTCTGCGAACTGCCCGACCTCCACCAGGGCCACGGCGACGGAATCGGCTCCTGCGACTGCCCCCACAGCCATGGCTGCAGGGATACCCCTTCGGCCCCACGCCTCAATTTCGGGGTAGGCCCGTTAGTCCCTAACAACCTTTACGAATCTGCCCCGTTTCGGAGTCAGGTAAGTGATGCTCTGCATTTCCCTATCGACATACAGGTGCCACTGTTTTTTACCGTCGGGAGCTTTGACGGTGAAGTGCCAGTAGATCCTTTCTCCTCCTCCGCTCCGCGCCTCGGCGGTGACTTCCTGATGGACGCCCCACACAACCTCAACAGTGGCCCCCTCGGCTCTAGAATCGGCGGATTTCAGCAAAGCAGCTGCCGCCCCTTCATACCTGTCGGCCTTTACCTGATCACGTTTGTCCTGCTGGAATTCGAGACGTCGCCTTTTCCCGAGAATGTCGTTCGTCTGGTCAATGATCTTCTGCAACTGTTCTTCGGTCACGTCGGCGAAGAATCCGTCACCCAGGACCTCCACCTCGGGGTGCTTCTGCTGGAACGGATCCAACTTCCGATAGTTTCTGTGAAATGCGAGCGGCATTGATCCTCCCACCACGGAGAACATTATGTTTCGAATACTAGCCATCGTACGACTCAAATAAATGTTTGCCGATAGCCGTCAGCGTCATGAATCCGACTGATTTTCATGTATCAAATGCACAGGCGAGCCCTCGTCCATGACCGCCCCACGACCGGAGGGAGCACCGTGACCTCCCCGCACCACCTGCACGCCACCGCCACCGCCTGGTCCATCCACACCGCCATGCAGCAACTGGGCGCGCTCGCTGCCGCCGAGGCCCGGCAGCGAGGTGACACCCTCACCGCCGCCGCGCCGATCCTGCGTAGCCCCATCCACGGCACCATCCACCCGATCGGCGGACACGCCGATCCTGTCGCGACGCTGACCGCCGACCGGCCCCCACCGCTTGTGCAGACGTGGGCGCAGCGCATCCGACGCCTTCACGACCGGCTGACGTGGCTCGCCGACATGTACCGGCTCCCGGCCGGCCGCGACCCGCTGGAGCGCATCCTCACCGCCCTACCCGCCCTCACCCTCCCACCCCACGCCCTCGGCCTCCTCGCCCTGCACCTGAGCGACGAAGACGAGCTGGCCCGCGGCTGGCTCAACCAGCCGCCCTACCGCACGCGGATACCCGGCGAGTGCCCCGGATGCCGACGCCGCAGCCTCGAGGCGGCCACCGTCGGACCCGCCGCCACCCGCACCGTCGTCTGCGCCGCCGACTGCCGACACACCCCCGACTGCCGATGCCCCGGCGGGCTGGAGGGCGTACGGCACGTCTGGCCGATCGGCACGGTCACCGGAGGCGCACCGTGACCTGCCGACACTGCCGCTCCCGCCTCACCCCCGCCGGGCGCTGCCCCGGCGACACCCCACTCACCCGTCACCGCTACGGCACCGCCGCGCAGATCGCACACGCCCTCGGCCCCGACATCACCGCCGCCCGGGTCCGTGACTGGGCCCGCCGCTCCCGCCGTACCGGTGACAGGCTGCACGGACTCCTACCCGCCCACCACCTACCCGGGCAAGGACGCGGCACCACCTGGTACCGCTACGACCAGGCCGCCCACGTGGAGATGCTCACCCGCACCACCGGCCGGGGCCGCACGCGTGTCGAGTTGACGGCAGCCGCCTAACCGAGCGATCATGTTTTCACACATCCACGCATAGGCGGAGTGTGCCCAAAGCCCCGATACCATGCACTTGTGTGGAACTTTCGTCGGCCGCCGACCGGTTTGAGTAGACGTGCTCGCTCGTTCGTCGGCGTTCACGGAGTGTGGCTCGATGCGCCGCCGGTGAGCCAGTTTCGAGGCGCATGGCAGAAGGCGCAGGTTCCTGACGAGGTCATCGACCGCGCCGAGGCGTATCGGGCCCGGTGGGGTGGTCTTGTCCTGCCGTCCGCGCCGGGCATGCCCGAAGATGCGGCGGGCCCACGGATGCTCAGCGTGGACACGCCGGAGTGGGAAGACACGTTTGCTCCCCAGGGGTGGTTTTTCGAGGCCGGTTCACAGCGCACCGCTGTGCCGTATTCATTCCTGATCGGACCGGACGGCACGTTCGGAATCGCCGGTGGCGACGATGGGCAGTGGATCCCGTTGTATTGCAGCATCGACGGGTGGGTTGAGGCCCTGGCTCTGGCGTGGGCGGCGATGGACGTCGCGGACACGGTCACCAGGCTGACCGGTTCGGCCGTCGACCAGCTCGACCTGAACGCCATGCAACCGGTCGCAGAGGTTGGTGGCATCACAAACGGCTGGTGGTATCGGCCGGGTCTACTCGCTGCCGTGTACTCGGGCGAGTCAGCGCTGTTCGCGAGGCCGGCCTACCGCACCGCCTACCTGTACGCCGGCAACATCGATGAGCAGTGGTTGTAACGCCGCTACGACATCGGCACGTGGAGGCGGGCAGGTCGCAGACCCGGGACGGAGCGACAAAACATGACCGCCCGATCAGTCACCCAGGCCGACTACGACCGAGTCCGCGACCTGCACGCCCAGGGCATGTCCCGCAACGAGATCGGCCGGACGATCGGCCGGTCCGGACGTACCATCAGTCGCCTCGCTCAGGAACTGGGCCTGTCCTTCGAGCGGTCCGGCGCGACCGCCAAGGCCACCGAAGCGCGCAAAGCCGACGGCGCTGCCCGCCGCGCACAACTACACGTCGACGCCCTCGACGCCGCCCAGAAACTCATGGCGCAGATGTTCGCTCCGGCCCTGGTCTACAACTTCGGCGGTCGGGAAAACGACTACAACTCGACCACGTTGGAAGAGCCGCCGTTCGCCGACAAACGCAACATCGCCAACGCGATCCAAGCCCTCGCCGGCACAGCACTCAAGCTGGCCGAATACGACAAGGCCGCCGGCAGCGACGACGAAAAGGGCATGCTGTTGGAGCTGCGCGACCAGCTACGCGCTGCCCGCGACCAGGCGAGGTCCACCGATGGTGGTTAACCTGCGCGCCCTGCCCCTGTCCGAGAAGCAGATCGACTATGTGGTCGACTCCAACGCGTTCGTGAACCTCGCCGAGGGCGCCGTCCGATCCGGAAAGACCGCCTCCGGGCTGCTGCGCTGGCTGATGCAGGTAGCCGACGCTCCCACCAGCGGCGATCTGGTGGTGTGCGCGAAGACCTACGACACAGCCGTACGGAACATTTTCAACCCGCTACGCGACTCCCGGCTGTTCGGCCCGCTGTCCAAGGCCACCACCTACACCCGGGGAGCACCGACAGCGACGATCCTCGGCCGCACCGTCGAGGTCATCACCTTCAACGACGAACGCTCCGAAAACCGGCTCCGCGGCATGACCTGCGCGTCGGCCTACGTTGACGAGTGGTCTCTGATGCCGCAGAGCTTCCACGAACAGCTACTCGCCCGCTGCTCCCTCGACGGTGCCCAACTGTTCGGCAACACGAACCCGGACAACCCGCGGCACTGGCTGAAAGCCGACGGCATCGACGAAGCGCGCCCCGGTGGGCGGCTGCACGGTGACTGGGCGATCTGGCATTTCGGCCTCGATGACAACCCGTTCCTATCCGAGCGGGTCAAGGATCGGTATCGACGGCAGTACAAGGGCCTGTGGTACCGGCGGATGATCCTCGGCCAGTGGGTCATGGCCGAGGGCGCGGTCTACGAAGGCTGGGACCCGGACCGGCACGTGGTCAGCGAACTACCGCACATCACCCGTTGGGTTTCCCTCGGCGTGGACTACGGAGACGTCAACCCGTTCGCCGGACTGCTACTGGGTGTCGGTGACGATGGCCGCCTGTACCTGTGCCGTGAGTGGCGGTGGGACTCGAAGCAGCGGATGCGGCAGCTCACCCAGGCCGAATACTCGGCGCGGCTGCGTAGCTGGCTCGACAATATGCGCGTCCAGCCCGAGTGGGTGTGCGTCGATCCGGCCGCCGCCGGCTTCCGCCACCAACTCTTCCGCGACGGCCTCATGCCGGTCGCCGCCGATAACGACGTCCTTGACGGCATCCGACTTATCGCCTCACTGCTCGCCGAGGGTCTGCTTTTCGTGCACGAGTCGTGCGAGGGCTGGATCGCCGAAGTACCCGGCTATGTGTGGGACGACAAAGCTGCCCTCCTTGGCGAGGACAAGCCGATCAAGGTCGGCGACCACTCGTTGGATGCCGGCCGGTACGCGATCAAAACCCCCGAGGTGCTGTGGCGCCCGCTGCTGCGCTCCGTCCAGCACCTCGACGCCTGAGCTGACCATCGGACCCGAGGAGGGCCGCCCCGTGCCGCTGCCCAACGGCGACGCCGAATGGCCACCCCGCGACCTCAAGCCGATCCTCAATCAGCTTGAGGAGTGGGACGCCTGGTACTCCGGCGACCCGCAACGCCTGCACGCCTACTACGCGGCGAACATCGCCCGCTGGAGTCCGCGCCCTGTTCAGTACGCCGGAGGCGTCGGCGGGTGGCTCGCCCGCCTCTGGTGGGGGCGGCCCGCCACGACCGGCGAGCCACCCGACAAGCTGCACATCCCGGTGGCCGCCGACCTGGCCACCACCAGCGCCGATCTGCTTTTCAGTGAGCCGCCGAAGGTCGTCACGGATGACAGCGGCACGACGGCATGGCTGGAGCAGGCCGGCGACCAGTTTCAAGCCGCGCTGCTGTGCGCCGCGGACGTGCAGGCGGCGCTCGGCGGCGTCTACCTCCGCGTCGTCTGGGACCGCGACGTCTCCGACCGGCCGTGGATTGCTTCCGTGCACGCCGACGCGGCCGTACCTGAGTGGCGCTATGACCAGCTGTACGCGGTCACGTTCTGGCGGGAGCTGCAAACCGACGGGCAGCAGGTGATGCGGCACCTGGAACGACATGAGCCGGGCGGCATCATCCACGGCCTGTTCGTCGGCGGCCTGACCACCCTCGGCCGGCGGGTGCCGCTGACTGAGCATCCGGAGACCGCGGGCCTCGCCGCGCAGGTTACCGCCAACGGCGACACGATCGAGACCGTCACGCAGCGTCTCACTGCCGCCTATGTCCCGAACCAGATGCCGTCACGCAGGTGGAGGGCGACACCGGCGGGCGCCAACCTCGGCCGCTCCGACTACGAGGGTGTCGAGCCGCTGATGGACAAGCTCGACTTCGTGTGGTCGGCGTGGATGCGAGACATTGACCTGGCCAAGGGCCGGTTGATCGTGCCGTCGTACATGCTCCAGTCCCAGGGCCCCGGCGGCGGCGCGACCTTCGACGTCGACCAGCGGCTGTTCACCCCCGTGCATGACCTGCCCGGGCAGAGCGGCTCCGGGGCCGGTATCACGGTCAGCCAGTTCGCGATCCGCGTCGAGGAGCATTCCCGGTCGGCGAACGAGCTGCTGGAGCAGATCCTCCGCGACGCTGGCTACAGCCAGCAGACGTTCGGCATCGCCGGTGAGGCCGCGGCGACCGCTACCGAGATCCAGTCCCGGGAACGGCGCAGCCTCGTGACCCGGGCGAAGAAAGCCCTCTACTGGCGGCCGGGCCTGTCGTCCGTCATCGCCGCGCAGTTGGAAATCGCCCGCACCGCGTTTCGGGCTGCGGTGACACCGCAGCCACCGAAGATCACCTTCGCGGACAGTGTGCAGGAGGATGCCGCGCGTCTTGCGACCACCGCTGACCTGCTGCGCCGCGCCGAAGCAGCGTCCACGGAGACGCTGGTGCGGCTGATCAACCCGGACTGGGACGGACCCCAGGTCGATAAGGAGGTCGCCCGGATTCAGGCCGAGACGGGCCAGCAGGTGCAGGATCCAGGCACGTTCACCGGGAGGTAAGCCATGCCGGAGCGCGCTCACCTCGCCGACCAGCTCGCCCGCACCCTCGCCGACCTGTACGGCGACCTGCAAACCCGGCTCGCCACCGACCTGGCCCGCCGTTTCGCCGCCGGCATGGACCGCCCCGACTGGGCCGCCGAGAAACTCGCCGCGGCCGGCACCGTCCGACGGTGGGCGCAGACCCTGCTTGACCGGCTCGATGGGCCCCTCGCCGACCGGGTCGCCCAGGCGGTGATCCTGGCGTGGATGCGAGGCGGCCGGGACGCGCTCGCGGAGCTGGCCCGCGTGCAGGACACCCACCCGGACTGGCTCGCCCGCGCCGGGCTTGCCGACCTGCCGCCAGGGCTGCGAGAGATGGTCAACGCCCGGCGGGCAGGCCTCGCCGCCGAGCTGGCCCGCGTCGCCACCCAGATGCCGGGCGCTGCCGCGATCAACCGGCTCGTGCTGTCGCTGGTTAGCACGCTACGGGGCACGCACCTGCGGATCCTGCGCTGGACCCTCGACGCCTACCGAGACGTCATCGCCCGCGCCGCCGCGCCCGACGTTCTCGCCGGCCTGGCCACCCGCCGCCGGGCCGCTCAAGTCGCCTGGGAGCAGCTACTCAACCAGGGCATCACCGGGTTCGTCGACCGGGCCGGCCGCCGCTGGCAGCTAGCTTCCTACGTGGAGATGGCAACCCGCACCACCGTCGCCCAAGCCCTCGTGGAGGGCCATTTGGACCGGATCGGCGCAGCCGGCCTCGACCTGGTCATGGTCAGCAACTCACCACAGGAGTGCTCCCGCTGCCGCCCATGGGAAGGCACGGTGCTGTCCCGGTCCGGCGCGTCCGGGCGCCGCACCGAGCACGTCGCCTCGGCCGTGGCCGAGGGCACCGTCGCCGTGGAGGTCGCAGGCAGCGTCGGCGAGGCCATCGGAGGCGGTCTGCTGCACCCGAACTGCACGCACCGGCTGACCGCCTACCTGCCCGGCGCCACCCGCCCGCCGACGCGCACCGCCAACCCGCAAGGCGACCGCGACCGGCAGCGCCTGCGCGAACTGGAGCGCAAGGTCCGCAGGGCGAAGCTTCAGGAGACGGCCGCGATCGACCCGGCCGCCCGCCGCGCCGCCGCGGCGAAAGTCCGCGCCGCCCAGGCCGCGATCCGCGCCCACGTCGACGCGACCGGGCTGATCCGGCAGCGCCCACGCGAGCAGATCGGCGTGGCCCGATAGTCGTCCCCGGACCGTCCGGGGCAGCACCACCCAACCCGAGGAGTCGATCGTGACTCAGCCCGCCCCGCAGCCGCCCGCCGCGCCGCCCGCGCCGCCGGCACCGCCCGCCCAACCCCCGCAGCAGCCGCAGCAGGGCCAGGCGTATCCGTACGGCATTCCGCCGCAGACCCCGCCCCAGCAGCCACCCACGCCGCCGCAAGGCTGGACCCCGCCACCAACCGGCTGGCAGGGCCCGCCCTTCCCGGAATGGCAGCCGCCGCCGGGTCAGCCGCCGGCACCGCCGTACACCCCCGCTCCGACCGGGCAGCCGCCGGCACCGTCGGACCCCGGCCCGCCTCAGCCGCTGTCGCCCCCTCCAGCCGGTCAGCCGGACAACGACGGTGGCGGCTACGACCTGTCCCGGCTACCCAAGGCCGCCCGAGAGGAGATCGAGCGGCTCCGGAGTCAGATGTCCGAGCGGGACACGCAACTGCGGACCGCGACCGTCTCCCAGCACGCCGGGACCGCCGCCGGGCAGGCAGGGGTCAACCCAGCCGCGCTGCTCGGCTCGACCGCATGGCAGCAGGCCGCCGCCGGCCTGGACCCGGCGGCCCCGGACTACGCGCAGCGTCTCGCCTGGACCATCCAGACGATCGCCGCGCAGAACCCGTGGATGGCCGCCCAGCCCGCCGGCCCGCCCCAGCCGCAGCTGCCGGCCCGCTCCGGCGGCCACTTCGGCGGCGCACCGACCGCTGCAGCGATGAGCCTCGACGAGCAGATCGCCGAGGCGCAGAAGGCCGGTAACTGGCGCAAGGTCATCAGCTTGCAGAACCAAAAGCTGACGGCCGCCCACGAACAGCAACCGCAGTAGGCCCCGGCCGAGTCCAGGGCTCTCTCGACCTAAGGAGCACACCGTGGCCGGAAGCATCACCGGGCTCGGCACCACCTACGACCTGCCCAACTACACCGGGGTCCTCTACCAGCTCACCCCGAGCGACACCCCATTCTTCTCCGCGATCGGCGGGCTCACCGGTGGCGGGCAGACCGACGCCAACGAGTTCGAATGGCAGACCTACGACCTACGCGCGGCCGGGCAGAACACCGCGCTGGAGGGCGCGGATGCCCCAACCGAGGAGAACCGGGTCCGCGCCAACGTGTCCAACATCGTGCAGATCCACCACGAGACCGTCGGCGTGTCCTACACCAAACTCGCCGCCGTCCAAGCCAAGGCCGGCATCAACAACGCGCTGGCCAACCCGGTCACCAACGAGCTCGACTGGCAGGTCGAGCAGATGCTCAAGCAGATGGCGCGGGACATCGAGTACAGCTTCATTCAGGGCACCTACGTGAAGCCGGCGGACAACTCGACCGCCCGCAAGACGCGCGGCATCCTCGAAGCGACCACCACCAACGTGGTCGCGGCGGCGGCTGCTGCGCTGACCGAGACGATGGTGCTCGACCTGCTCCAGTCGGTGTGGGAAAACGGCGGCATCCAGGAGTCGGAGACCGCAACCCTGATGTGCAACGCCGTCCAGAAACGAGCCCTAACGACGATCTTCGTCACGAACAAGAACTACCGGGAACAGTCGCGCAACGTCGCCGGAGTCAACGTGCAGACGATCGAGACGGACTTCGGTCGGCTGAACCTGATGCTCAACCGGCACATGCCCGCCGACGCGCTGTCTGCGGTGTCGCTGGAGCAGTGCATGCCCGTCTACCAGGAGATCCCCGGCAAGGGGCACTTCTTCGCTGAGCCGCTGGGCCGCACCGGGGCGAACGACCGCAGCCAGCTCTACGGCGAGGTCGGCCTCAAGTACGGCAACGAGAAGACCCACGGCAAGATCACCGGCCTGGCGACGTCATGATGACATTCCGCTGCGACCGGTACCCGCAGCTTCAGGTGCGGACCGAGGCCGGGACGGTGCACTTCCGTGACGGGCAGGCCGAAGTGCCCAACATCGTGCAGGCCGAGACACTACGCAGGCTCGGAGACGAGTACAGCGTGGTCGAGGTCAGCCCCGCCGAGCCCGACGCGCCGAACGAGCCGCCCGCACCATCGGCGGTCAAGGCCGAATGGGTCAGCTACGCGGTCAGGGTGCACGACGCCGACCCGGGCGAGGCCGAGGCGCTCACCAAGACCGACTTGATCGAGAAGTACGGGCCGTAGTCCGAGTAGGACCGGGGCCTGGCCGAGGCATAGCGGCCGGGCCCCCACCATTCCCGAGGGAGGCATGCCATGGCAGCTGAGGGCACCGTCCCCGGCGGGGACCCCAACAAGATCGACAAGGTGAACACTCCCGTCGGGGCGCTCGCCGCCGCGCTGCTCCGGCTGATCCTTGATCACGACCCCGCCAGCGGCGAGCCCGACCTCCTCCAGTTCGGCCGCAACCTGACCGGCAACCCCGAAGACGAAGAGCTGTCCTGCTGGCTCAACGAGTTGGCGTACGGCCGCTGGGAGCACCTGCCCGGCCGGTTGTGGGAACACCTCCAGGTGCTCATCACCCGCGCCGGCGCCACCGGCCTCATGCTGCGCCTGGAGCGCCGCGAACCCAACGGCACCCGCACGCACATCGGCGGGATCGACGCTCTCGCGCGCTGGATCACCTCGCTCCAGCCGTGGACGGACATCACCGCCATCGACCCGGGCGCGACCGGCCGCTACAGCGAGAGCGTGGCCGCCGGGGTGGCGCCCTTGCAGGTGTGCTGGGACGCCGACGCGACGGTACGGATGCAGGGCCGGATCTACGTGCCAGCCGGGTCGGTGGCCGGCGACACGCTGTTCAACCTGCCGGCCGGGTTCGCACCGGTCACACACGGCCGGCTGTTGCCGATCCCCACCAACACTGGCATCGCCGCCCCGTGCGAGGTCATCGCCTCCACCGGCGCGGTGATCATCCGCCGCACACAGTCAGGCGAGTTCCACCTGTCGTTCGACGACCAGACCTTCCGGCGGGTGACAACGTGACCGAGATAGTGCAGGGCCGCACCATCACCCTCACCGCGACCTTCGAACGCGGCGACGGCACCCGCGTCGACGTGGACGCGCTCACCATCACGATCCTGCCCGTAGCCGGCGGCGCCGCCGTGGTCGGCCCCACCTCGACCGGGATCACCAACCCGGCGACCGGCGTGTACGGCTACAGCTGGGCAACCGCCGCCGACCTGACGGCCACGGCCTACCTGGCACTGTGGGAGGGCACCTACGACGGCGACGACACCAGCGCCAGCGAGGTCGTCACGGTACTGTCCGCCCCGGTCGCCGGCGCGTACGCCAGCGTCGACGACCTCACCGAGCATCTGACCGCAGCCGGACTCGACGTCCCAGCTAACGCGGCGCTGCTGCTCGTGCGCGCGTCCCGGGACGTCGACCGGGCGCTGCTGTGCGCGGTGTACGACGACGAGGACCAGGACGTGATCGCCGCGTTGAACCTGGCCACGCTCGAGCAGGTGGCGTCTGGTCTGACGCAAGGGGACACGAGCGGTAGCGGCACCCGGGAGGCCGGCGCCTTCACCATCGGCCGGATCAACGTGCAGCGGTGGCAGGGATCCCAGACCGGCGCCGCCACGAAGGTCGGGCCGCTGTGGTCGCAGGCGTGGCAGCTACTTCAGGCCGCCGGACTGACCGGGCGAGGACCACAGGAGCCCTGGCATGGACTGGGCTGACTTCGTCGCCGTTCACATCCCCACGCCGGCCACCATCTCGGTGCAGGCGTACGAGGGATCCGGCGCCTACGGTGACGTGCTCGCCGACCCGGCCGATGTCACGCCGTGCGTGGTGGAGCAGTCCCGCCGCCTGGTGCGGGTGCAAACCCAGGACGCCACCGGCACCGAACAGGTCAGCTCCACCACCGTCTACTGCCCGCCGGACACTGTCTGCCCGCCCGGTTCCCGGGTCACCTGGGCCGGCCGTACCTCACGGGTCCTGGCCCGCTCCGACCTATCCGCGCACGGCCTGGACTTGCCCGAGCACGTCGAGCTGAACCTGGAGTAGCCATGGCTGAGGGATACGGCCTGACCTGGGACGGAGACAGGGTGCTCGCCGCACTGTCCGAGGCAGGCATGGACGGCCTCCTGGTCGCCGGGGAGCACCTGCTCCAGACGTCTTCCGGGCTCGTCCCGCACGAGGAGGGCGACCTGGAGCGGTCCGGCGAGGTATCCAGCGACCCCGGCTCCGGCACCGTCGCTGTGTCCTACGACAGGCCATACGCCGTCAAGCAGCACGAGGACCTCACCCTGCGGCACGACGACGGCCGCCAAGCCAAGTACCTCGAGGAGCCGATGACGACGGAGCGGGACGTGATGCTCGCCCTCATCGCGCAGGCTGCCGGAAGGCCACTGAAGGGATGACATGGCACTCGGTGACGGCTGGACCTCCCAACTGCTGACCGGCATCGCCGAGCTACTCCACACTGGTGGCGCCGGAACCTGGCGCACATCCGGCGCCTACCAGGCCGGCGAGACGGCCATCGTCATCCGCGCCATCCCGCAGCAGCCAGACCGGCTGATCACCCTCGCCGCCTACCCGCTCGGCGACGACCTGCCCGGCATGGCCGACCACACGATTGGCGTGCAGGTGCGCTGCCGTGGCGTGCCCGATGATCCGCGCGACGTCGAGGACCTCGGCGACGCCGTGTACGAGCTGCTTGACAGCCTCGGCCGGGCTGCCCTCGGCGCGGTGCAGGTCGTGGACGTGACCCGCCGCAACCACACCTCCCTCGGCCAGGACACCAACCGCCGGTGGGAGTCGTCCAGCAACTACTACGTCGAGGCGATGCGCCCGACGCTCAATCGCACCGACTGACGAAAGGCAGGGCCATCCCATGGCGACCACCCCGACCACCCGGGTCACCGAGCTGGCCCGCACCCACCGACTCGACATCGACACCGCCACCTACCCAGCCATCAACTACCAGCAGCTCATGGGCGTCGAGGAGGCCAAGCTCCTCGAGGAGCTGCGCACCGAAGACGACGAGGTCTACGACGACACCGGGGCGATGCGGGAAGAGGTCACCGGCTACAACTGGCGCATCGAAGTCAAGATCGCCTGGTCGACCAACTTGCAAGGCAGCGCCATCGACGCCGTGCAGGCTTTCCTCCGCACCCAGTTCAAAGCTCTCCGGACGTCCAGCGCCGGGAACGCCGAGTTCGGGATCCGCTGGTACAGCAGGATGGGCCTCGACGACGGCGAAAGCCACGAGGGCCGCTGCTACGTCAAATCATGGTCACCCTCGGGCGGTAAGGGCCGCAAGACCATCGACATCGTGCTCCAGGGGCAGGGCCAGATCACCGACATCACCAACCCCGCCGGCAGCCTAACGCCGACCGTCACCAGCATTGCCCCGACAACGGGATCAACCGCGGGCGACGACCAGGTGGTCAACATCTACGGGCAGCACTTCAAGCCCAACGGCACGGCCTCCGTGACCGCGGTCGGCTTCGGGGCGAATCCCGCCACCGACTACACGGTCGTCTCGGACAGCCACATCGTGGCGATCCCGCCCGCCGGCCTCGCCGGCACCGTCCAGGTCCAGGTCACCACCACCGCCGGGGCCAGCACGGACACCGCCGCCGACGACTACACCTACGCCTGATGGGCACCCGCCTCGACGACCTCGACCAGTACTGGTCACCCGGACTGACCCTGACAGTCCGAGGTCGCGACTACACCCTGCCGCTGCCCTCAGCCGAGCTGGGCCTGTGGTGCCGCCGCCTGGCCGAGGTCACCGGAGAGGTCCACAACGCCAGCAGCGAGCAGGAGATACAGGCCGCCGTCGCCCGGATCGAGGCCCTGCCGCAGCTGCCGGGTGACCTCAGCCTGCCGGAGCGGGTCCTCGGCGACGTCTACCAACAGATGGCCGCCGACCAAGTTCCCGACCCGCACATCCAGTTCTGCGGGCAGACCGGCTACATCTGGATCATCGGCGGAGAAGACGCCGCCGAACGGTACTGGACCACGGGCGGCCGCCCGGAAGCCCAACGCCCGACGAACCGGAAGGAACGTCGGGCGCAGAACCGGGCCCGGACTGGCGGGAACCGTACGGCCGGGGACGGAAAGACCCCACCACCGGCCTCCACGAGTGGTACGACATCCCTGCTCCCACCAGGGCGCAGGAACAGGGGACGCCGGAAGGCACGGTGACCTGGAGCGCCCTACTCGCACAGTGGGCACTCATCGAGGCCGACCTACACGACGTGTACGGCATCGACGTCGAAGACCGGACCCTGATGCGGACCCGGTCCTGGCGGTGGCTCCAGACACGCATCCTCGGCCTGCTCGCCGCCGACACCCGCACCTACCGAGCCCTCGCACCCGAGCCCGAACTCCCCGAGGTGCCTGGTCGGTAGGTCAGTAGATCGGGCAGATGTACGTACGCACCGCGGCAAGGATCTTCTCGGCCTTCGCCTCGCCGAACCCCTCCGGGTAATCGGGTGCGGTGAACCGTAGGTTCGTCGACTCGACAAGTCCAGAATGATCGTCCGGCCGATTCTTCACGCTGTCGCACTGGCTGCGACCTCGGCTAATCAAAGCCCTCTCGTCCTTGGTTCCGACGATCGCAGGGTCGATCTCCTTGAGAGCGGCGATGTACGCATCCCAGCTTTCCTTGTCGGGCATAGGAAGACCTGTGGCGTTGACGGCGGGGGGAGCCGATGCGGGGCAGGTTCGGTCCTGGTTCATCTGGACATCGAACTGCCCGTCGTCCAGACCGGTTCGGGCCTTGCCGAGCGTGCCGATCCCGAACCGGACGTTGGCCAGCCGGTTGTCGGACGTCGCGCTGCCACCGGTGGAGCAGTTGATGGACACGTGGTAGCTGGTCTCCCTGGTTTGCTTACTCCGCAGATCGACGCCGATGGCCTCTACCTGGTCGGCGGTAAGCACCTGATCCACCTCGACGACAATGTCCCCACCCTCCTGACTGACCGCAGTGTAGGCGGGAAGGTTCTCGAGTTCGGTGTCGTCGTCGCTGAACAACAGGCCGCCAATCAGGCCGGCGAACAGCACGAGCGTCAGCGCCCCGGCGACGGCACTGAGTACGACGACGGCTGTCGACGGTTTCCGCTTGTGACTCATCTTCAACCTTCCGTAGCTCGCTGGTGACGCGAGCACCGTACACAAGGCACACCCCGTTGGAGGTGACCGACATGGCATTGAAGCTCGGCGAGTTGGTTGCCTATCTCAAGGCAGACGACACGCACCTTGCCAAGGGCATGAAAGCCGCCGAGGGCAAGATGCGGCGGCTCGGTGACCGAGCCAAGCAGTACGGTCCCGTCCTGGGTGCCTCGCTCGCCGCGGGCCTCGGCGCCGGCCTGATCGGGGGCCTGCAACTGGACGCAGCCCGGACGAAGCTGACCGCGCAGATCGGTGACCCGGCGCTGGCCGCGCGCATCGGTGAGGCCGCCGGGGCGGCCTATGGACGAGGGTTCGGCGACACCGCTACTGCGGCGATGGACGCCGCTCGCGCGGTCATGGCCTCCGGCCTGCTGCCTAAGGACGCTGACGCACAGGTCATCGAGGACATCACTGTCAAAACACAGGCCCTGGCCACCACCTACAGCCAAGACGTCACACAGGCCGCCCGGGCTGCGGGGCAGATGGTCAAGACCGGGCTGGCGGCGAGCGCCGTCGACGCCCTGGACATGCTCGCCCGCGGCTTCGCTGGCACGCAGGATCTCTCCGACGACTTGCTGGACACGATGACCGAGTACGGCACCCAGTTCCGGGCGGTGGGCCTGGATGGTGCCGCCGCGCTCGGCCTCATCCAGCAAGGGCTGCGGGAGGGTGCTCGTGACGCCGACGTGGTCGCCGACACGATCAAAGAGATCAACGACCGGGTAACACAGGGTGACGCCGCCGCGGGGCTCACGGCACTGGGATTGAGCGCCGACAAAATGTCCAAGGACTTCGCCGCCGGCGGGGAGCGTGCCTCGGTTGCGTTGGACGCCATCCTCGACCGGCTGCGGGGGGTGAAGGATCCGGCGAAACGCGCGGAGATCGCAGCGGAGGTCGCCGGCGAAAAGTTCGTCGACATGCAAGACGCGCTGTTCGCGCTCGACCCGTCATCGGCCACGTCGGCCCTCGGCGAGTTCGCGGGGGCCAGCGATAAGGCCGGTAAGGCACTTGAGGACTCCACCGTTCAGCGGCTGCTGTCGTTCAAGCGCACGGTCCTGACCACGTTTGGTGACATGCTGGGTTGGCTGTCTCGAAACAGTGATTGGGTGGTGCCGCTGGCGACTGGGCTGGGAATCCTCGCCGGAGTGATCGGCGCGATCATCGTGGTTACCAAGGCGTGGGTGGCGGTGCAGACGGCCCTCAACGTGGTGATGGCTCTCAGTCCGATCACGTTGATCGTCCTCGCGATTGTCGCCCTTGTCGCTGTGATCGTGCTGATTGCGACGAAAACGACGTGGTTCCAGGATCTGTGGCAGGCCGCGTGGGGTGGCATCAAGACGGCTGTCGAATGGGTGCTGAATTGGATCGTCGGCGGTTGGGAATGGGCGATAGGGATGCTCGTTGCGGGGGCGCGGACGTGGTGGTCGGCGTTTTCGGGGACCTGGCGCAAGGTCGGTGACTTGGGCCGCGCCGTCTTCGACTGGATCGTCGATAAGGGCTTGGCGTGGCTGCGTTGGGTGACCGGGCTGCCCGGGCGGGTTGGGCGGGCGACGCGGGGCCTGTTCGACGGGCTCAAGGCTGCCTTCAAGTCCGCCCTGAACTGGATCATCGGCCGGTGGAACCGGCTCAGTTTCCGTATTCCGGGGGTTAGCGTGCCCGGCCTGGGTCAGGTGTGGGGTGGCGCCACCCTGTCCACCCCGAACATCCCGTACCTGGCGAAGGGCGGTACTGCTCTCGCGCCGGGTCTCGCCGTGGTCGGTGAGCGTGGCCCCGAGCTGGCGTACCTCAACCGCGGGGCCACGATCCAACCCCTCACGTCGGGGTCGGCCGTGGCCGGGTTGATACGGCTGCTGCTCACCGGCGAGTTCCGGATTCGTGGCGGGGATCTGGTCCTGGTGCTGCGGGAGCAGGTGGCCCTACGTGGCGGCGACGTGCAGGAGGTCATCGGCAGTGACCAGTAGGAGACGCTATGGGCTGGGCTGACGGTGACCCGCTCGGCGTGCGGATCCGCGCCGCGTTCGGCGCTGACCTGACCGCCGACCCCGCCACCTGGTCATGGACGGACCTGACCGCCTACTGGCGGGCGTCGGATCCGATCGAGCTGGAGTGGGGGCGCCAGTCCAGCGCTACCCGGCCCGAGTCGTCGACCTGCGCGCTGACGCTCCGCAACGACGGGCGGTTCACCGTCGGGCATGCGGCGTCTCCGTACTGGCCGCACGTGCGTACCTGGACACCGGTCAGTGTGGACGTGGACCTGGGTGACGGGGCCGGATGGCGTAACCGTCACTCCGGCCATGTGCGGTCCTGGTCGGTGACCTGGCCGGGCCGGAGCGGCAAGCTCGCGGTGGCACGGATCGAGTCGGTGGGTGTGCTCGGACGGCTGGGACGCGGAGCCCCGCCGAACAGGTCACCGATGAACCGGTCAATACTCGCCGCTGCCGGTGGCGGACTGCTGGCCTACTGGCCGTGTGAGGACGAGGCCGACGCGACGCAGGCGGCATCCGGCATCCGCGGCGTAGCGCCGATGCAGGCAGACGGGGGCGTGAAGTTCGCCGCCGGGGGCGTGGACATCACCGTCGGGGGCACCCAACGGTACGGCACCAAACCCCTGCCGCTGCTGACCGACGGCGGCTCCCTGTCCGGTCGGGCGCCGGCTGGGACCAGCAGCCCTGTCGCCTGGACGCTGGAGGCGTTCTGGCAGACCGGCAACCCGACCGAACAGGTCGTCCTAATGAGATGGACCACCCCCGCCGGGACGTTCGTGCGCTGGGACTATGTCGACGATTACAACGACGTCTACGGCACCTATCTGGTGGCCTACACGGCGTCAGGGTCACCGACAGTCGTCTGGAGTGTGCCGACACGATACGTCGGGCCCTTCAATCTCAGGATATCCGCCGTCCAGAACGGCGAGTCCATCGACGTGACCGTCATGATCGGCTCGCTGACCATAGGGTCGGTGACCGTCACCGGCACCCTGGCCCGGATCGACACGATCGCGTTCAACCCCGACCAGCACGTGTTCTCGCCTGGCGCACTCGATTTCGTCGTGGGGCATCTACGAGTGTGGGACAGTGCGACGTCGCCACTCACTGGCTCGCGAGTAGACGCCCACCCGGGCGAGGCGGCGCACCTGCGGCTGGCCCGACTGTGCGCCGAGGACGGCGTCGCCCTGTCTACGCCGACGGTCCCCGATGAGGGCACGACCGCGATGGGCGTGCAGCCAGACGGCACCCCACTCGACCTGTACCAGCAGTGCGAGGTAGTCGACCTCGGCATCATCTACGAGTCCGGATTCGGGCTGGCGTACCTGCCCCGCTGGTCCCGATACGCCGCCCCGGTCGCCCTGACCGTCGATGCCGCCGACCGGCAGCTCGGCGGGAACCTGAGGCCAGCCGCCGACGACCAGCAGCTGCGTAATCACTGGACGGTCACCCGCATCGGTGGCTCCAGCGCGGTCGCCGCCGACGAGGAGTCGATCAGCCAACGGGGCCTGATCCCGTCGAGCCCCCGGCTCAACCTGGCCTCGGATGACCAGCTGCAGGGTCACGCCGACTGGCGGCTATGGATGTACGGCCAGGCGGGCACCCGGTATCGCCTCACCGTGCCGCTGCACACCCGCGCCGGGCGCGGGCTGACCGCGCACTGGGTGGCCTGCCAGCCTGGCTCCCGGGTGCAGGTGGTCAACGCCCCCGACGCGGCGACGACTGACACGATCGACCAGACCCTCGTGCACGCACGCGAGACGATCACTGGCCGCCGCAGGTGGACGGTCGAGCTGGCCACGGAGCCCGCCGACCGCTGGGAGGTCGGCGTGTGGGACGACCCGTCCTTTCTGTGGGACTCGCGGTCGACCACCCTGGACGGCGATCACGACGCCACGGCCACGTCGATGGTGGTGACTGTCGCTGACGTCCACGACGTGTGGTCGACCACCGCGACACCCTACGACTGGCTTGTAGGTGGAGAGCGGATCACCGTCACCGGCATGAGCGCGGCCACCGGGACGGGTCCGTGGACCCAGACCGCCACTGTCGTGCGCGCGGTCAACGGGGTCAGCAAACCGCAATTGACCGGCACAGTCGTGCAATTAGCCGACGCGCAACGATGGGGGCTGTAATGGCAGCTGGAGACCGCGCCTACTGGTCAGACGTCTTTGGGCAGCCGCTGTGTCAGATGACAACCACGGCCACCGACTCCATCCCCCACGCCACCTATACAAAGGTGCCCCTCACGACCGTCGGTGAGGACACCGATGACATGGCGGATACGATCGGCGGCAGTATCTATTGCAGAACGGCCGGGCTCTACCGGGTGGCCGCCGCAGTCGCGTTCGCGTTGCAGGGCACCGGGTCGCGCGCACTCGTCGTCTACCGCAACAGCGGCGCCGCCCGAGTCGGGACCGCAACAGCGGCGACACCGTCCGGGATCAGCCCTCGGCTGTCCGCGTCCGGGCTGCTCAGACTCGCCGTCAACGACGTCCTCGAACTGTATGTCTGGCAGAACAGCGGTAGTTCGCTTTCGCTGTACAGCCAATTCGGTGTCTCAGCATTCCTCGAAGCCGAATGGGTGTCCCAATGACTAAGGAAGGCGCTATGCCCACCAATCCGCATCCCGTGCCGGACGAGATCCCGGAGCAGCATATCGGGGCGCAGATCCCCGACCCCTGGTCTGACCCTGCCCAGACCGATTGGCCAGCAGTGGAGGTGAACATCGATGACGTGGACGGTAGTACCCAATCTGGATGAGGCGCGTGATCAGCTCGACAAGCGGTTCCCGGGGCGGGACACGAGGTCGGACGGGTCGATCGGCGATACCGCGCACCAGGGCTATCCGTCGTCGCACAACCCGGACCGGACCGGCCGACCGGAGTACCGCGACGGCGACAACGTCGACGAGGTGCGGGCCCGGGACTTCGACGCCGACCTGAACGACCCGGGCGGGGTCACGATGGAGCAGGTCGTGCAGCTGTGGGTGACGCTGGCCCGTGCCGGGGTGCTGTGGTGGGTGCGGTACATCATCTTCAACGGCCGTATCTGGCACCGCCGGCACCAGTTCGCCACGCACGCCTACACCGGGTCGAACCGGCACACCGGGCACTGCCATGTGACGTCGGAGTTCACCCAGGCTGCGGACACGGTGCGGGGGACGGACTGGCGGTTGGAGCAGCTCGGCACGCCGGCACCGGTGCCGCCGCGGCCGGCGCCCGGCCCGGTGGTGGCGTTCCCGCTTCCGACCGGGCACTACTTCGGCCCACGCCGCGACGGGAACAGGTCGGTGTCCGGCTACTACCGCCGCCGGTTCCGGGGCCGCACCGACCGGCAGTGGCTCACCATCTGGACCACGCAGTTGGTCCGCCGAGGCTGGCCGGCGGGCGAGGGCCGCCGCTACCTGCGCAAGGCCGGCGCCGATGGCCTGTACGGGCCGGAGTACCGGGAGCTGATCAAGGCGTTCCAGGCGGACCAGGGCCTCACCCGGGATGGGCTGCTGGGCCGCAAGACGTGGGACGCCGCCTACCGCAACCCAATCCGATAGCCCGGGAGATCCACAGTGAGCACCACCGGACCACCACCGCCAGGCGGCACCTCGCCACTGGTCGTAGAGATCGGCCTGAAAGAGATCTACGACCAAATCGTCGCGCTGAACACGAACGTCCAGGTCCTAGCCAAAGACCTCAAGGACCTCACCCAACAGGGCGACGACCACGAGCACCGCCTACGCGCCCTGGAGAGCGCGCGGTGGCCGCTGCCCTCACTGGCCGCGCTGGTCTCCATCATCGCCCTGGTGGTGTCGGTCGTCGGCTACAACGCCCTCGACTGAGACGCCGGACCTCTCCAGCCGTTCGCGCACCTCGGCCGCGTGCTCCCGCGCGATCGTCATGTCCGCGCCGGCCGCCTGGAGCAGCTCCACGGTCGGTCCGTTGATGCCGTGCGGGTCCACCAGCGCCACCCCGGCCTGGATACCCAGCAGCACAGGATCGTCGGTGACCGCCCGCACCACGGCGACCGCTGCGTCCCGGGGCACGTCCCGCCGGTCTCCCACGCCGTACCGGCGGGCCACACCGGACAACTCGGCCAGGAGCAGCCGCTGTCGCTGCGGCAGTGACGGCACATCCACCATCCCCCAACCGTACCCAGGAGGTTGACCCCCGATGACCCACGACTACCTGATCTCACTCATCCGCACCGCGGTCCCCGCCGCCGTCGGCGCCCTGCTCGCCTGGCTGGCCTCGCAGGCGGGCATCGTTCTCGACGGCGACTCGTCCACCGCGCTGACCGCTGGTGTGGTGGCGTTGGCGATGGCCGGCTACTACGCCCTCGTCCGGGTGGCCGAGGCGCGCTGGCCGTGGCTGGGTGTCCTGCTCGGCACGCCGGCCGCGCCGAAGTACGAGGCGCCGACGCGGTAGGGTCGTCGATGCGGTGCCGCCGGTGACGTCCCGGCCGGCGCCGACCAACAAACGCGAGCGCCCCTGGCTTCGGCCAGGGGCGTTTCTGCGCGTTCGGGTCAGCGGCGGCGACGGATACCCTGCGACACCGTCTCTGCCGGCATCCCCGTCGCCCGGCCGATCTCTGCCTTGACGCATACCGTCATCGACGACTTGCTGCGCTACCCGCGGCCAGCGTTTCGTGTCACCCGCTGCTGCCACCGCAGGCAAACCGACGTTGCCGTTCGGATCGTCACATCTTTGGCGGTTCTCCTAGTCGGGGCTTTTATGCCGCCGGTTCCATACTGATGGACATGACTGTGGACTGTGGAGGAGGTGCGTGTGGACAGAGGTACGCGGCGGAACCGGTGGGATTGGCAGGGCCGGCTCGCGGGCGTGTTGCTCGGCGGGGCCGGCGGAGTGGGGATCGATCTTCTGGGCGACGAGGTCGGCTACCAGGGCGTTGCCATGGCGATAGCCGCCGGAGTGCTTCTGAGCGCCACCTCCTGGTTGCGGAGTCTGCCGCGGCGGGCACCGCTCGTCCGCCACACGGTACGGGCCCTGCTGATGTTGAGCCTGGCCGGTGTAGCGGGGGTCACCTTCGGGCCGTCGTCCTGGACGGCTTCGCTGGTCCTCACTGTCACGGTCCTGATCGCCGCTGCCTCTCTCGTCGCCAAGAACACAGAAACTACGCATACCTTGCTTCTTGGTTCGGCGTGCGTTGGTGGTGGGATGACGGCTGCCGGGGCCGGTGTCACCCTGCTGGCTGGAGGTGACGCCGCACCAGGGATGGCGCTCATCAGCTTCGGCGCCGGGTATGTCGGCTGCGGAATCGTCACCCTGATCCGCGGCTACGCCTACATCACGTCCGGTCGCGGGCACGCGGTGGCGCTCGTCGGTATCTGTGTAGGAAGTTTCGGCGCCGGCGTCAGCCTGCTGACCGGGGGCGACATTCCACTCGCCGCGGCGAGCCTCGGGTTCGGAGTGACCCTCGTTCCCGGCGCGATCGCCGTCCGGAGCCGCAGACTACTCAATGCGGCCGAGAACCGTAGGTTGGTGGGTGCGGCCCGCACTGGCGCCGGCGTAGCGACCTTCAGTGGCGCTGTCATCTTGCTGACCAGGGGCCACATCCCGGTAGGAGCGGCCCTAGCCTGTTGGGGAGCAGCAATGATCGCCTCTGGCATCGCAGGCATGATTTTCAATGAAAAGTGGTTGCGCGCAGCGATGTACGCCGGTTCTGGAGTAGTCGGCGTTGGTCTCGGGATCGTCCTACTACCGTTCGCAGGGCAACCTATGGTCGCCTTGACCGTCATCGGTGCTGGGGTAGCGCTCATCGGCGCCCACGTCACACCCCTGACTCAGGCCGGGCAGGCAGAACGGTTGCAAACGTGGCTTGCGCTCCTGACCCGAGACCCAACACAGGACGAGAACGCCACGAGCACAGACAGAGACAAGCAGCGGTTTCCGGAGCAGGCGGGTTAGGAGTCAGGTCAGGTGTTGAAAGCAGGTTGCAGGCTGGACGCCGCCATGCACTTTCGACATCGCCGCTCGCGGTGGCGCGGGCGGCAGGCATGATGATCGTGATCATGCCTGCGCTCACGATCGCCAGGGCTAAGAAGGCCAGCACGACACGAGGCGGCCCCGCTCTCCCGGCCTGGGAAAGCGGGGCCGCCTCATGTCACATGGTGGGTTGGCCTGAGCCGGGGCAGCGGGCCCGGTCGCCCATCGCTTGATGCGGTGGGCAACTCTTGCCAGGGCCTACACTGACGCGGGCTCCGCAGGCTGGGCATTGAGACGATGCCATGACTGGACTCCCTGGGGGATCTGGTAGTCCGGATAGGGGTCGGTCTCGGGCTCGGTGTCCCCGGATGCCGCGGTAGCTCGGAGGTAGATCACCGAACGGTCGCGGGCGGTGATGCGGATTGCGGCGGCGACCGGCACCTCCACGCCGGGCTGTTGGCACAGCTCCCACGAGGCGAACGCCTCGGGCCGGGCGACGTCCAGGAGTTGCTGGGTGAGCACGAGGATTCGAGCGGCGCGCTGCTTCGGTGGCAGCGGCCCGGTGGGCAGCGGCACCGGTGTGGCGTCACGCGGTGGCACGGCGGCCCAGAGCATGGCGGCTGTTCCGGACTCGTGTCTGATCTTGATCCCCGCAGGTGACTGTCCGCCCGGCTGGGTGTCGGCGCCGTAGCGGGTGACCTCGACGATGTCGGGGTGCTCGGCTGCCCGCAGGATCGCTTCCATCACGTCCAGGGCCTGGGATACCTGCACGGGCGCTCTCCTGATCTATCCGGGGATCGTGGCAGCTGACGGGCCGGGTCAGTGTACCGGCGGGTGGGGTGGGGCACGGCTCCAACACATCGCGTCAAGCCCGGCCCCGCCGCAGCCCAGGCCCACACCCCGGCTCCTGGCAGCCGCAGTAACCACCCGCAAGCCGTAGTAGCTCCTGGTCCCCGGCGCACTGGTGCGTCTTCACCACGATCCCGGGGGCGCAGCCCTGGCAGCGCAGCGCCGGATCGAGGGCCGGTCCTGGCTGCGGCGCCGGCGGGCTGTCGCCGGTCGCTCCGGTCACCAGTGGCCCCCTTTCAGCCGGCCCGGATCCGGCGGAGGGCTCGGCGGGCCATCCTTCCGTATCCGCTGGGGTAGCGGCGGTGGCGGCGGATTGCAACGCCAGGACCGGACACGCATGACAGGACATCCCCTTCCAGTTGTCGGATGAACGAGGGCCGGGCCTACCGCCGGCCCAGGACGTGCTCGGGTGGCACCCAACTACCCTGACCCACCGAGCCCAGGTAGTCGTAGGCAGTCTCAGTGGGCGGGCACGGCCACCCGGTCCCGCACACCGTGCACCGGTCCACCCGGGGCCAGTGCTCGACGATGATCCGCCGGGCGGACACGATCATCCGGTTGCGAAGCTGGACCGGCGACAGGCCGATCGGGGTAGGCCGGGCGTGGGCGGCGGCCATCACCGTTGGCAGGCCCGCTGCCGGGCCAACCGGGTCATCAACGGCCGCGTATCCAGGATCACCGTCGGCTGATCGCGCAGCGGCCGGTAGGCGCCGGCCCGCCCGGCGTACACCGTGGCAGGACCGGTGGCGTCCAACCGCGCGGAACGACGGCGGCGGCGTTTGCGGAACAGCCGGAACATGCGCGTGCTCCCCTCGATCGGGTCGAGGCGGCAACGGCGCTGGTGTCACCACCCAGAATGATCCTGGGGTGACGCGGTGCTACTTGTCAGCGGGCGGGCTGTCCGTTATGCCGTAACGGACAAGCGGCGGACAGCCTCGGTGACCTGCCCAGCTAGCGGTAGCGAGGCGGTAGCGTCCGCGATGGCGCGAGCCTCGTCGAGGACCGACCGGGCGGTACTGGTGTCCCCGGCCTGCTGATGGGCCACCGCCAGGTGCACCAGATGCCGGCCGTGCCAGTCCGAGCCGCGGGCGTCCTCACTCGCCCCGGCGATCCCGGCGGTCAGCAGCCGCAGGGCTCGATCGTTGGCCCGGTCATCCCGGGCGCCCAGGTACCGCCACACGATGCCCTGCTGAACCTCGAAGAACGCCGACGTGTACCAGTAACCCCACGGCGACAAGGGCTGGCCGGCAACCTGCTCGGCGAGGTCCGCGGCCTCACTCAGCAGGCCGATCACCTCACGGGGATGGGCGTCGGCCATCGCCAGGCCCCGAGCCCCCTGCCCGGCGCAGTACGCGCGCAGCGCGGTGTGAACCCCCTCGTCTCGCCGAGCCGCCCCCGACAGCGCGATCATGGACGACAAGTCCCCGTGCCCCTCGGCCTGGTGGCCCTGAAAAGAGAGCACGGCGGCGATCAAATCCCGATTTCCTGCCTCGGTCGCCCATTGCAGGGCGCGGCCGAGCCACATTGTGGCGGCCTCGTCGTCGCCGATGGCAATACCCAACCACCCACCGAATTGCGCCCATTGCGCAGCCATATCCACCACCGCCGGCCGCACATGATGCCGAGCTTCCCGCAGCAGCGTCACGACCGTGTCAAGCTGCGCGCGGACCGGGGAGACGACCAGCGCCGACCCGACAGCGTCCTCCAGGCGCCGGTAGTTGGCGAGCAGATCGCTTAGGGCGTCCACGGCGCCTTGGTCGACGCGGCGGGGATGTTGGGCTGCGTACGCGGCGCGGTCGCTGGTGGTGGGCATGTCGGCGACCAGCGCAGCAAGGTGTCCGTCGGCGGCTAGGGCGTCGTCCAGGCGCACAGCTACGTCCACTGTCGGCCGGGTACGCCCGGTTTCCAGCTGGTGCAACAAGCTCTTGCCGTAGCTGACCGCCATGCCCAGTTGCCGCAGTGTCAGGCCACGGGCTTCGCGCCGTTGCCGTAGTTCGGCGGCGAACCGCGGGTCCACGATGGTGCGCGTGCGCGGGGGCATCGGGTCTCCCAGGTAGAGGACTGGGCGGCGGGCCGCCGGCCTCTACCCCGGCGGGCCGCCACAGTCGACGGTACTCCCCGCCCGCCAGGTCACGCTGTCAGTAACGGACCGTGTTGTATTGTGGATGCTTCGCGCGCAATAACACGGGAATGCAATCCTGGCTAGCCTCTAAATCGGTCACGCCGTCGACCGGAGATACGTGTCGGACATTTAACAAGGCACGAAAGACGCGAATCCCATTCGTGGATATTGCTTGTCGATTATCAATCTGGTACTAAACT